TGCTATCTCCGCACGCGTAAGCGGCCGCAGTAGAGCTGCACCGGCATAGACCAATGTCCCATCACCTGTCGACAAAACAAGAGAGTCAAGGTCAACCGTGCCCACCTGATTAGGACGCGTGAGCGTGCCTCTGGTGTCGGCTAGGTCAGCCTCACGAGCCCGCAGATATCCGATCAGCGACGAGAGAGACACGATCGACCCTCCTCGATCAGATCGCGCATCAAATCAGCATCACGGGACGCGGCCCGGTATCGCCGCAACAATGCGGCATTAGCGGGATTGCCCAGCACTCGCGAGACGCGCGCTTGCGGTGGGTGCCAAAGGTGCACTAGGTCCAAATTGCCGCGCCAAGGACGCCCCACGAGACACCGCAGAGCCAGAGCCCAGGCGTCGTCTTCTTGGCCCCATCCGACAAACCGAGGATCGGGAGGCGCTGCGCGAAACACATCGCGGCGTAGAACTACCCACGTCCCCGTTTCGTGGCCAACATAGGGGCGGCTGTCCTGATGGTTGTCCCGCGAAAGAGGCAGGGAGCGCCAATCTGCGGCGGTGTCAAGCACGGCAGATGTCGACTCGGCCGATAGGCGATGAATCAACCGATGAGGGATCGCCCACCCGTGAGACTGTGCGGCTAGCACGGCGTCCGTGGGATCAACCCATACATCGGCATCGGTCACGATCAGGAGGTCAGCATCCGTGCGACTAGCCGCGTCAAGGATGCCGCCTGTCCGAGAATAAGGACCAGGCGGACTAGTGCCCTCGATGATCTCCCATCCCGGCCATTCTGCGGCCCATCGCGAGCGCACCCACGCCCAAGCTCGACGTCTCCACTCACACGGCGGATCGTCCCAGGGGACCAACACGGCCACATGGTTGCTCATACCCGCTGCCTCTCCGCTATCGATCGTCGCTGAACGTCAGTGCCCCACGAATGGTGCCAATGATGGCGACCGAATACCCACGGACCAGGCTTGTCGGTTAGCGCGTGCTTGGCCAGATAGTGAGCCGGATAGAACGCGCCAGGCGGCAACAGAAGCACATCAGATCGACCCGGCAAGATCGCCGTGGTCACACCGGGGCCAGACTGCCACGCATCCTTTCCGGCCTCGACCGCGGCTAGTGCAGCGCTTAGTGCAGCCTCCATGGCGGGGTGTGCCGACATCGCTCCGATGACGGCGTCGGGAACCGTCGTCTCATCCTCCCATGCCGCGAAGGCCGGGAGGTGAAGCAGTGGCTCAAGCGATGCGACAGGCTCGACATCGGAGTCAACATAGACCCCACCATGCAGGCAGAGAGCCTCTAGGCGGATCAGTCCAGCGCGTTGCGCTCCGTTGTCGCACCGATCCCACAGCGGCGATGACGCGGGGAAAAGGGCAGGGTCGATAGGGTCGCGATAGGTCCGCATCTCCCAGCCGGGGTGCAGCGTTTGCCACCCGCGCCACCACTCCTCCACCTCGGCCGTCGTTTGAGCGGGAACAGTGCGATGAAGGATGCGCGGAATGGTCGTGGGTGCCAAGCGTTGTCCATCTACGACCTGCCGAGCCTCTGCCAACAAGACAGCTAGGTCATCCCGTCGCCATCTAGCATCGCGGTATCGCTGCACGCGCACACCATTAGCGCGATAGGTCGGACTTGATGGCTTGGCCTCTGGACTGATCGGATGCCAAAGATGGAACACCTCGGCTGAAAGCTTGATGATTGGCCGCATAGAGACCGTCTCAGCCGCGATCCGAAATGCGGTGTCTTCGAATCCCCAGCCACTGAACAGCTCGTCGAAGCCGCCGATCTCGTCCCACAACGACCGCGGCACCACAACCGAGCAACTAACCGAATCTTGCCAAACGCGCTCCACCATCGACGCGTTGCGCCACGATCCGCGGAAGCCATCTAGCACCTTGGCCGTACCCGCCTTGTTGAGCATCACGCGCTCGTCGTGGGTGACCACCATTGAGCCCGTCTTGATGGCCACATCGACACCAGTCCTCACGGCTTCGGCATTCGCCAGCACGTCAGCATCAATGACTACGGCCACGTCCCATGATTCGGCGGCGCGGCTGGCGCGATTGATGGCGGCCGATCGGTTGAACGGTCCGTCTGTGTGCTCGCCCTCGAATATCTCCCACTCAGGGAAGTCGGACGCCCAACGGGCTCGGCAGAACTGCCACAGGCGGTCGCGATGTCCCCCGTCAGACCGACGAGGGACAAGAACGACGACCCTCACTCCGGCCACCCCGACAATCCATCATTGATCCATCCGGGGATCGTGCCGCCATCGCTCGTCGCGACATAAGTGACGCCATCGAAGACGTTAGGCGTCTCATAGGCAACCGATCCCAGGACGCTTTGCCCGGCAATGCGCTTGATAGATCGCCGCTCACTTGACGTCAGCCAGACACCGGACCCCGACGCCCCAAAGGCGACGGTGTGCAGATAGCCGTCTATCCCCTCCGACTCACTGGCATACCCGCCAGGATTGCGCAGCGCGCGCAGCGCACAGGCACAACAGATGGCAAGGATGAGCGGCGGTGCCCCGTCCTCCCAATCTATGCCCGCCTCGTCGCGGATCAAGGCGGACGCATCAGCCAAGGCCGCCAACGCTCGCGGTGTGTCATCAATGGGACCGCATCGCGCGACCAGATCAGACAGACCGGCGAGCGTTGGCAGATCGGCCACGTCAGCTACCGGAGAGGGTGCAACGCACAGCACGCACCAGAATGGCGGGGGCGTCAGGATCGGGGACGAACTTCCCGTCACCATCAAGGCTGCCGTTGTCCTTGACGGCAGATGCGCCAGCGAAAACATCCGCAAGGAAGCGATCTGCCGGACCGGTCGACCCGTCCGGCAGGTAATCCCGCAGGACGCGCAGGGCGTAACCGGCGAAGCTGTTCACCGCACCCCAGGCCACACCAGCGGGCACAACAGGAGCTTGCAGCGGGAGGACAAATGCCGAGCTATGACCGGCGATCATCGTCCCTGGATCGAGACCGGGCACACTGAGGGCAGTGAATCCGGCGATACGCCCCATCACTGCCTCACGCAGCGTGTCCGACGATCCCGACAAATCGAACTTACTCAGCCGATCGGAGAGCAACACGTCAGACTCGACATCGGCACCCACTGCGAGAAAGCGGCTCCCCATCGGAACCGATGCTTTGTTCAGCGCAGCGCGCGCGGCGACGATCGTCTGATAAGGGTCGCTGCTCTCGATGGTTAGGTCCGTCTCGTAGGTCTCGCCCTCCATCGCCGCGGCCAACAGGTCCTCGATGCCACGCACGACAGACCCCGTCGCGGGAGCGGTGATCTGCGAGCCGAAGTCCTGCACGCTTAGCGTCAGATCCTCGTCTGTCACTCCCACCGCCCGGTAAATGTGGGTATCAAGAGTCACATCGACTTTCGTCTCCTCTAGCCCGTCGATCGTGAGACCTGTTGCAGACCTCATGGTGCGCGTTCGCGCTGTGGCAAACGACGGAACACGAAGCGTTACCGTGTCGTCCTTTGCGCCCACGAACTTCGTCCCAGGTATGCGGGTCACGAAGTTGGGGAGCACCACCTCACGCTCAAGCACTCCGAGTGCTTGCGATACAACAACCTCGGGGGAAATCGTCTGGACAGCCATGTGCCGAACCTCCTATGTGTCGGCTCCGCTATCTAGACGATCGCGGAGCAATGTCAAATACGCGGAATCTGCTCAGCCAGCTTGCGCGGATCCAGCTCCTCCGTCTGACTCGATCGAGTAGTACCCGATACAAGCTTTTCCTTCGGTCGATCACCGGGCTTGGTCGTTCCGCCCAGATCGGAGATCAGGGCGTCGGCGTCTTGCTCCAACTCCTCCTGAGTGTCCCCGATCAACCGGCGTGTCTGACCGACGGTCAGACCTTTAGCGGCACCAACACGCAAGCGCAGTGCCTCCGTCTCTGCCCGTTGGGCTCTTGCCTCGGCATCCGCCGCGGCCTTCGTTGCCCGTTCAATCTCCGACAAGTCGGCGTCCTCTCGCTCCTTGAGCTTGAGCCGCGCCGTCTCTGCCTCCTTGTTGGCCCTCTTCAAGGCAGCGCGCATCTTGCGCGCCTCATCAGGCGAAATGACCTGCCCATCTTGAGCGTCGTCATTCGCGTCCGTCTCTGTCTCTGTCTCTGTCTTTGTCTCTGTCTCTGTCTCTGTCTCGGCCATCACGGCTCCCTTTGTGGTTTGAGCGTTCATCCGAACGCCGGTTCTGACGTGCATCCGCAGTGATCGTGCGCCTCGAAGGCTAACGAGTCTTCTTTCCCTATCATGCCTTCGTCGACAATGCTAACGCAAAACTCACACGCATTAGGACTAGCCACGCGTTGCCACCCAACCGCTCGCCTATCAACCTTTATCGACGCCTGCACTGTCTCCCTGCTGGCATTGAGGACGAGGCGAGATGATGCGCCGATAACACCGGCTAGGGCACCGGTCGTCGCCTCATCCGATGTGGCCCCATTCTTTAGATCGGAATAGGCGCGGATCAATCCAGTGGATATGAGCGCCCGCCGTAATTGCTCCTCGGGGAATGGCTCAGCTATGACGGGGGAGAAAGCCGACGTAATACCCGACTCGGTACGCGCTGCTGCGTAATAAGCCGCGGCCAGGGACGACGACACCGCCGAGTGTTGGCGGATCAGAGCCATCAAAGCAGCCTCAACCGCTGGCCACGAGTTGCGCAGGTCCTCGATGTCCAGATCGGGCCAAATCTTGAGAATCCGCGCGATCAATTGCGCCTGTATCGCCAACAGAGCCCGGCGATAGGACGCGGTGACGTCGAGCGGGACCGTCAAGAGCCTACCTGGGCTTG